CTCCCTCAACCTCGCTGGCTTATGTTTCAAGGTTAGCACCGTGAGAGCAGTAGTGCAACATAAGCCAGCGAGGTTATCGGTTCGTTACGGACTAGCCGAAGACAGACATCCCGCCGGTCTCGACCACCGTCGCGTGATAGGCAAGCGATCCGAGCAGGGCCTTCTCGCAGTCCTCCCGCGGCATGTCCCAGAGCCCGCGGTTCGCGTTCACGTACTGCGTGACCATCCGGTTGAAGTTGGCCGCAGGCCCGCGGCCCTCGCGAGTGGCGGCGCCGAAGAAGTCCATCATGCCCCGCGAGAACTCGACAGCCCCGGCCCGGCGGACATCGGCCGCCTTCGCCTCGCGCATGATGCGGGCTGCGAGCTTCGTGTTGCGGCTGCCGGTGCGGAGCTTGGCGGCGCAGTCGGACCCGACGTAGATCTCCCCGTCGCTCTCGTCCTCGCTGCCGACGATCTCAACGATGACGGTGCTTTTGAGTCCCTGCTTGCCGCACAGTCCGCAGGTCGTGATCTCGTCCCACGTGCCCTTGACCCGGTACTCGGTCATCGCGCGTCCCCTAACCTCTATGGCTTATGTTGCAAGGTTAGCGTCAGGGCATGATTCGCGCAACATAAGCCAGTGAGGTTTACGCGACCGTTACGTTACAGGGGCGGGGATGCCAGGTCTGTCCGCGACCCGGCCCCCGGCATCCCCTTCCGCCACTCCTTGATGCCGTCCAGCCGCTCCATCCGCCATCCGGGCACCGAACGCGAGTTCTCCCGGGGATTCACCCGCGGGTCCTCCGGTGCCGCCGGCACCTTCACCTTCCCGTGCGCGTCCTTCGGCACTTCGTCAACGCCGGTCCAGCTGTCCGGCTCTGGGAACGGGTGCTCGGACCCCTTCGGGTACCGCTTCCGCCACGTCCGGACCGCTTCGTTGGAGACTTTCAGTTCTCTCGCGATGTCCGCCTGGGACAGGTAGTAGACAGCCACGGGGAACATGTTACGGGGTTTCCTTTCCGGGGGCCGGGCGGCGCTCACAGCGGCCACCTCGCGGACGCCTCCGGGTAGGTCGCCAGGAACAGCGCCTCCCAGTCGCCTGGAACCGCAGCGGTGCGCCGCGGTTCCAGAGCACGCGAGCTGTCGTGCCGGGCGCAGGGGATGCGGCCGCTCAGGGCGCCGAGCCGCCCGGCGAAGAAGTGGACGCAGCCGCAAGGGAACTCGCGGCGGGTTTCGCCGTCGCTCGTACGGCTGGCGCCGCTCACCTGGACTCACGCGTCTTCGTCTCGTTCTTCGCCATCCGGTACACCAGGGCGTAGGTGGGGCTGGTGGCGCTGTACGCCTGCGTGTCGGCGAGTACGACCGCGAGCTCGGCGCCGGACATCAGTGCGACGGCCTTGCGGGTCCGGCGGCACCATTCGGCCTGGCTCTTCGCGTCCATCTTCGTTCTCCCTCAACCTCGCTGGCTTATGTTTCAAGGTTAGCACCGTGAGACTGAGAGTGCAACATAAGCCAGCGAGGTATTTGGGCGATGTGGCGCCGCGGCTAGGGTTGTCGCCGTGAGCCGTGCCTGCTGCTGCGAGGTCTGCGACGACCCGGACCCGCGCTGGAACCTGACCCGCCGCGGCGACGTGGTGACTACCTGGGCGTGCGACGGCCACCTCGCGACGGCAGCCGCCGGCCTTCAGCGTGACCACGAGGTAACCGCGGTCATCGTCTGCGACGCTCGCAAGGCAGCCGAGTGGGCCGGGATCGCGCGGACGCTGAACAAGATCGCGGAGGAATGAGTCGTGCCGAGTAGTCGCGCATGGTCGACTACTCGGGATCTACCCTCGTGAACCCCCGCTGACCGGCATGCCCCGCGCGCCTCGTCAATACCACCCGCCCGAACATGTGATCATTTGCGCATGGCTGCGCGGCAGAATGTTCAGGCATCACCCGTCACGAACAGCGAACAGCGCGAGTGCAGTCGCGGGAGCTGGTGCTCCGCCAGTACCCGCGACACCGAAGGCGTGTGGCATCCCGCCCGCTCCTACGCCCCGTTCTGCCCCGCCGACACCAGCAAGATCACCCAGGACGCCGAGGCCCTCCCCGCCGCTTACGAGCGCCTAGCCGTCCGCATCGGCGACCCGGTCCGCTCCGGCCGTGCCCTGGGCCGCCGCCCCCCCGGAAGCCGCGTCCTGGTAGACGCCGAGTACGACGCCCTCCTGCGCCTCATCGCGAGCCTGACGGGAGCCTGGGCGGCGAGGGTCCGGGTCGTCCCCGGCCTCCAGCTCGCCCGCCACCGCTTCCTCCACGGCACCGCCCCCGCCGTGGCCGCGGACTGCGCGGTCCTCGCCACCCACACCGTTCCCCTCCTCGCCCTCGCCGACGGCCCGATGGCCCGCACCTGGACCTGGCGGGCAGGCGGGGCGATGCCCGGCGAGCTCGAAGCCGAGCTCGCGGACCTGGAGATCCTCCACATCGGAGACGGGTGGGTCCGGGCCATGACCCGGCTCGACGGGACGCAGGCCGGCCACGACCTGATCGACCTGCACCGCTCTGCCGTGCGGCTGCTCGGGGAAACGCCCGCCCCGCCTGCGCTGCTGGACGGGATCCCGTGCCGGAACTGCGAGGCGATGAGCTCGCTCGCGGTCCTCGAGCAGCCGCCGCCCGAGCCGGAGAAGCCCGCCCCGCCCTGGTGCCGGTGCCTCGAGTGCCGGGACGAGATGACCCGGGCCGAACTCGTCGCCTGGGCCGACATGTACGCGGCCTGGGTGAAGGGATCGGGCATCCTGACATGCCGCCGCTGCGAGCTGAAGCTGTGCGCCGGGCACCCGCAGGAGTGCACCTGGAACGAGTGCACGTGCAGGGCGGAAGGCCACCGCAGGTCAGCGTGAGGCGCGACACGCCGCGGCCTTATTTGCCAAGATCGATCCGGGGGTGCAACACTGTCGCCTGACGGCAGGACTGTCCCCGGAGCGCGGTGCGCCCGGGGCTTTTTCGTTTTCCGGGGCGGTGAGCGCATGCTCCCGACCCGCGGAGACGGCATGTTCAGCACTCCCCAGCTGGCCACGCTGCTCGGCGTGAGCCCCGCCACGATCCGCTCGTGGCGCAAGCGGGGCTGGCTCAAGCGCCAGGGTCTCGACGAGCGCGGCAACCCCCTGCACACCGCGGAGGCGGGCCGCGCGGCGGAGAAGCTCGTCGTCCGGCACGGCATCGAGGCATCCGGCGTTAACCCCCGCCGCCTCCGCGGACGGTCGCGCGAGCCTGAGTCTCAGGCTGAGACCGGGATAGCGGCTTGACGGTCACGGTCGCAGAGGAAGACCTCCGCTACCGCGCCGGGGTACCCGTTGACGACGGGGAACTGCCGTGCTGCGGTGCCGGGCACCCGGACGCGGCCGAGGCGGCGCGGCACGCCTGGCGGCTCACCCGGGCGATAGCGCGGAAGTCCCGGACCCTCATGGAAGACCTGACCGGCGGTGACCCCCATGGACGCCGATAGGCCGAAGTGCAACGGGACGTCGAAGCAGTCCGGCAGGCGCTGCAAGCGGGACCCCGCGATCGGCCTCGACAAGTGCGCCATCCACTGCGGCCTGTCCAAGGCCGAGCGCGAGCGGATCGCCGCTGACTTCCTTGCCGAGCAGGCAGCGCGGCGGGCAGTCATCACCTACGGACTGCCCCGCGACATCTCGGCGATCGACGCGCTGCTCGAGGAAGTCCGCTACACCGCCGGGCACGTCGCGTGGCTGCGCGAACGCGTCGCGGAGACCGAGCAGAACGCTCTCGTCTGGGGCGTGACCGAGGAGACCGACACGCAGGCGTCGGAGTTCCCCGGAACGAACACGACGCGGGCGGCCAAGCCGAACGTGTGGCTGCAGCTGTACCGCGAAGAGCGCAGGCACCTGGTCGACGTGACCAAGGCGGCGATCTCGGCGGGCATCGAAGAACGCCGCGTGAAGCTGGCCGAGGCGCAGGGCGCGATGCTGAACGGCGTGCTCAAGAAGATCTTCGCCCGTCTGTCCCTCTCGCCGGAGCAGTCGGCCCTCCTTCCGCTGGTGGTGCCCGAGGAACTGCGGCGGGCTGCTGCGATGGCGTCGGCGAACTAGTTACCGGCCAGTACGAGTGCCGCGTTTCCGCAGGTGGCATCTAGCCAGGGGGCCCCGTGACGGCCATGGCGTTCGAGGCCGCCGCCGCCGAGTGGGAAGCCGATGCAGGCGTTCAGCAGTACTACGGCGATCCGGTCGGCTTTGCCCGCAACTGCATCACCTGGCCGCCCGGCCGGTTCCTGACGGCCTACCAGTGCGACGTCCTCGAGCAGCTCGGCAAGCCGGCGGGGCAGCAGGAAGTGCACCGTTCCCGCGTTGCGGTCCGCGGACCGCACGGTCTGGGCAAGACGATGCTGGCCTCAACGGCGGCTCTCTGGTTCGCCCTCACCCGCGAGGCCGCCGGCGTCGACTGGAAGATCGCGACGACGGCCGGCTCCTGGCATCAGCTCACGCAGTACCTCTGGCCCGAGATCCACCGCTGGGCCGGGGCGGTCCGCTGGGACAAAGTCCGCGACGGCCGCCCGTTCACCCGCCTCGAGCTCCAGTCGCTCAACCTCAAGCTCGCCCACGGCCACATCTTCGCCGGGGCATCGGCGAACGCCGCACTGATCGAGGGCGCGCACGCCGACTCGCTGATGTTCATCTACGACGAGGCGAAGGCGATTCCCGCCGGGACGTTCGACGCCTGCGAGGGCGCGTTCTCCGGCACGGGCGAGGCCCTCGCCCTGGCGATCAGCACCCCCGGCGACCCCTCCGGCCGGTTCTACGATATCCACGCCCGCAAGGCCGGCTACGAAGACTGGTTCGCCCGCCACGTCACCCTCGCGGAAGCCGTCGCCGCCGGGCGCATCTCGATGGAGTGGGCCGACCAGAGGCGCAAGCAGTGGGGCCCGGACTCCGCCGCCTACGTCAACCGCGTAGAGGGCAACTTCCATGCGGGCGAGGAAGACACGGTCATCCCGCTGCGCTGGGTCGAAGCGGCGAACGAGCGGTGGCTCGAGTGGGACGCGTCCGGGCGGCCGGAGCATCCCGGCCCGCACGTTGACGGCGTCGACGTCGCCCGCTCCGGCGAGGACTCGACGGTTATCGCCATCCGCCAGGGCCCCGTCCTGGTCGAACTGCGGCGGTCCTCGAAAGAGGACACCATGCAGACGACGGGCCGCGTCAAGGGCCACCTCGACACCGACCCCACGGCGACTGCAATGGTCGACGTGATCGGCATCGGCGCGGGCGTGCTCGACCGCCTGCGCGAGATGGGCGCCCGCGCCGAGGCGTTCAACGCCAGCGCCGGGACGAAGAACAAGGACGCCACGGGCGAGCTCGGGTTCGCGAACACGCGCTCGGCGGCCTGGTGGCTGATGCGCGAGATCCTCGACCCGTCGAAGGACTCCGACACCGCGCTCCCCGTGGACGACCTGCTCCTCGGCGACCTGACCGCGCCGAAGTGGAAGATCCTCAGCGGGGGCAGGATCCAGGTGGAGTCCAAGGATGACATCCGCAAACGGATCGGCCGTTCGACGGACGCGGGCGACGCCGGGGTGCAGGCCTTCTGGGAAGAGGGATTCGGCGCAACGGCGTGGATTGACTGGATGCGGAAGAAGGCCGAGGCCGCCGCCGCAGGCGACTCGCCGCAGCCCGATCCGCTTCCGCCGGACGACGGCTACGGCAAGTGCACCAAGCCCGACTGCATGCGCAAGGTCAAGCCCGGTGTCGCCTACTGCTGCACCTCGTGCGCCACGGCCGCGCAGGCTCCTGCACCCTACGAGCTTGCCCCGTACGATCCCGCCTCGCACTGGGTACTCGTGCACAGCAAGGACTGCGAGGAACGGTCAGCGGAGCGCGGCGAGCTCGCGGTCGCAGTGGCGGACATCCTCACCGACGAGGAACGCCGGCGGGCCGCCAGGAACGAGATGTTCCGCCAGTCGCAGGGCCGCTAGCCGGAGCCGATCCCCGTGCCGTAGAGGCCGAGCTCCTCGGTAAGCGCGGTCAGCCCGTCTGCCGCCGCCACCTCCTCAGGCGAGGGAATCACCCTCCGCCCGCCGCTTGCGGCTTGAGGTGGAATCCGGAGTCCGCCAGTCCGCCGAGCAGGTCGCCGCGCGTGAACGTGACGCCGTTCCCGTCCCTGGTGCCGACCGGCACGTCGAACTCGCGCCGGTCGCTCAGCACCGCGATGACGCTGCAGTTCAGCCACCGGCAGATGTCGTCCGCTGCCGGGCCGTACTTGACGTACCACGCCTCTTCCGCTGACCGCTCCGCGCCGGACTCAAGCGCCGCAATGTACTCCTCGCCCGCGAAACCTTCCGCCCGCATCCTGGCGATCTCCGCGGCAAGGTCCGCGTCCGACTGGCACCACTCAACCCGGCGCGCGAGCAGGACGCCGAAGCCCTTGATCCGGGTGTCCTCGTCGCGGCGCAGGCTGTCCGTGACCAGCACGACGTCTCCGGGCTGCGGCTTGCGGATACGGGCGCACATGCGCTCCACGACCGGCGCGGGGTTCCCGACGAGGACCGCCCGGTACAGGCAGTCGGCCATGCCCGCCATGATCATCCGCCGCGGGATCGCCTCGTCCTCGAGGGACAGCAGGTCGTCCTCGGTGCGGGCTGACCTGCTCACGCCTTCGTACGGCTGCGGGTAACTCCGCGTCCCTTCGCTCTCCATGCCGCCCATCCTCTCGCATCGAAAGGGGAGCCGTGGCAGACGCCGAGGCCCCGCCCGTATTCGAGGTCGACGGCTCCTGGCCGTTCACCGGCACCGTCAAGGTCAACGGCCACCCGATCGC